TTCTACCAAGCCATGCTGGGTGTTTTGCTCTTCTTGCAATCGCTGCCAGGATAAGGGTCGATACACAAAATGTAATAAATGCAGTGGGAGATATGATCCAAACGGTTCTATCGACCCACATCCAGAAGACTTTTGTGACTGCAAAAACGGAGTATTACGCTGGAGAACTCAACAGGGTAAAGTAGTTATGACAAGATTTAAGTCAAATCCTTTTGCAGGTAAAGTAAAATACCTCAAGCAAAGCGAAGACGAAAGAGATTGGGACTCATATGTCAAAGATATGAGAGAAAAAATGAATGACCCAAATTGGAACCCTATAACAATTGTAAATGAGGATTAGTATGTCTAAAGCAGAAATAGGAAGAATGCTAGTTAATAACCTTACTTTAATTGAATATGAAAATAGCGATAAAACAAGTAGCTTCTTCATTCAATCAGGGGTTGCTGGCTTCCATGCAACAGAAGCTGAATTACGTGACCTACATGGTCTTTTAAACTACTACTATAATATAGATACTGTAAATAATACAGTGATCTCTGTAAAATAGGAGCTTATATGAATTGGCCAAAGCTAGAAGACGATTTCATGGAGTATGGCAATACTGGTTGGGTTGCGCTGGGAGAAGGAAAGTATAAAAATATTCATACTGGTTTTATTATGGATGAAAATGGAACAGTATATGATCAACAAGGAAATATTGTTTCGCAAATAGAAGAAAGTTAATAATGATATTAAAAAATTTAAATGAGATAGATGAGTTCCAAAGGATAACATTATCAGAATTTAGTTATTCAAGAATAGACACATATGAAATGTGTCCTTCCAAATATTTTTTCTCTTACATTAAAAGAGAACCAAGAATGTTCTCGGCACCAGCAGTGCTTCGGGAACATTGTTCATGGAGTTTTAGAAGATCACGTATCCTCCACTGAAGTCCTAGATCTAGAAAAGATGAAGTTGTCTTTTACTGATCACAAAAATACATTAGATCCAAACTCTGAAATAACACCAGACCTTCACGAAGCTGGTCTTCAAATACTAGAAGACTTTTATGATATTTATGATGGTCGAACATTTGATGTATATGATAAAGAAATGGGTTTTAATTTTGTTTTAGGAAATTATTTAATAATAGGTTACATAGATAGAGTAGATATTATAAACGATACGGTAGAAATTGTTGACTACAAAACTGGCAAAAGAGAAGTAGCTCAAAAAGATATATACAATAATCTTCAATTGGGCATATATGCGCTGGCAGCATCGCTGGCTTTCCCAGGAAAACAAATTAAAGCATCATTGCACTATTTAAGATCAGGCAGAGTAAAGAGCCATGAATATACTCAAGAAGACCTTGAACGAGTAAAGCAAATGGTAATTGATAAAATCAATTTAATAGTCAATGATTTTAATTTTACTCCAACAAAGAATGAAAGAATTTGTTACTTTTGTGACCATGCTAAGTCAGGAGCTTGTGCTACGGGAGCAGCTAGATTAAAGAGATCTAATAGAGGATAATAAAAAACCCCCAGGTTTCCCTGGGGGTTTATATTTAATATATATTATCTAATTAAAACTGAGCTACTGGGTTTTCCAGGCCAGAAGCAACGATATCAAAGTCGTCTGAATCAACAACTACCTTGATGGCGTCCTCGTGGGCAAAGCCAAGAGTTGTCAAATCGTCGATTACCGACTCGTTGATGCTCTGGCGCATGCTGTTGAAGATGCTTGTTGCGGTTGTCATATATTTCTCCTTAAGTTTGATGTTTATATTTGTATTTTTGTAAAATATAAAGTATAATGTATTAACTTGACAGATAAAGGATAGCAGGTTTATGGTAGCAGGTGCAAATCCAAGGGAATTTTTTTTGGAAAGGTCAACAAAAAAGAAACCTACTTTTACCAAAAAGGGTAGTAAGACTATATCATCAAAAGAATCCTCTGAGCAAAAGCGAGGCAACGCGTACAGGCACACAAAGTCTGGCTATAGAGAAGATCTTGATATGAATATGCGATCAAACTGGGAAGCCAATTTTGCTAGAATTTTAAACCGGTTACTCTATCAAGTTTGAGTTTGAACCAAAAGTTTTTACCTTTCCAATTAAAAGGGGAACTAAAGGTTATACTCCAGATTTTTATCTAACAAAAACAAAAGAGTGGCTTGAAATAAAAGGTTACTTAGATGATAAGAGCAAAATAAAAATAAAAAGATTCAAGAAGTATTACCCGCTTGAGTTTGAAAAATTAACTTTTATTATCAGCAAATACTCCGCAGAAGCTATTAGATTTGCAATTGAGTTAGAAATACCAAGGGTAATTTTTTATGAAGATATTCGCAGCGAGTACGCTGCGTTGATAAGTAATTGGGAAGGTAAGTAATGGCTTCTTATAAAGAGCAATACTACAATCTAGAAGAAGAAGAAATGCAAGCGCTAATACTAGAAGCTAAGGGTGGTTCAAGTAAAGCGCAAGAAGAACTGTTAAAAGTATTCAATAATTTTTTGACCAAGTATGTGACCATGTTACATGTCGGTAAATACAGCTATAGCGATTATGATATAAGAAGATTCATGTCTCTCTTTGTTAAAGATACTTTTGTCCGCTATGCATTAATGAAGAATAAGTTAAATCAGGCTGGCTACAAACATGTCAACGAGTCCATTAATGGGATTTTATATATGGTTAAAAGGTATTGCTCAGAAGAAGACGTGCAACAAACAGTAAGACTTACCTTCTTCCAGTGCATTACAAGGTATGAAAGGAAAGATTCGGAAAAAGGACCGATACCATTTAGTGCGTTTTTATATAGTTATTTTTTATATCTTTTGAAAAAGAATGTTGATACAATGTTGATTAATCAACTTGGAAGAAAATCATTTCCATTAATTACGCAAGATGATTTATTTAATGATGGAGAGACAGACGATGCTCCAAAGGGGGGAGCATATGTAGACACCCTAGAGTATGCTAATATGGATACTCCATTCAATAATGATGTCGATGAGTTTTGGGTTTTAGGTGATAGTGTAAATGATTTATTCCAACGTCTTACCCTTCAGGAAAGACAGCTTTTGAAATGGAGATACATAGATGGCAAAAGGTCATCGGAAATAGCTGTAAAAATTACAGAACATCCAAACACAGTTAGAGAGCATCTAACAAAAATAAGAGATAAAATAGAACTTATCCTAGAAGAGCCACGGAATGGAAGAATATAGGGTATTATTGAAGTCATACTTTTCTAAAAAGAAAGATGGAACAGACGAAGACGATGAATAAGTATTTTGTTAATACAAAAGAATTTGTAGATGCGGTATGTCTGATGGTCAGCCCACAACTGCAGCAATTTATGAATACAGTATCTTCTCAAGAAGAGCTTGATAAATACTATGTAGAAATACCAGATCCAAATTATGTTGATTTAAGCATGAGTGATATAGCTTCTCTCGTTGCTAGATCATCTAACGTTTATGGTAGAGCAGCACGTTTTGCTGGCGTCGCCAGAGCACAGTATAAGTTACTTGAAGCTCAATATAAAAGAATTTATAAAGCCAATAGAATTGGCAAGAATGAGGCTGAAAGAGATGCAGCTGCAGCTGCAGCAGCAGACGCTGAGTACACGGCTCTGTCTGCAGTTGAAGCCTTAGTAGAATTAGCAGAATCAATGGAGTTAGCTGCTAGAGTTTCATCTGAATCTGCAAGAAAATTGATGGACAAAATGCAGGCTATGCAGATAGCCTCTTCAAGAGAAGAAAAAGGTTTCTTTTCTGAAAAAGACTTTACACCATACTGAGGAACTTTATGTATATAGGACATTATAAATCTGTAAATTCAGCTAATGAGTTTTTTTCTGCAAAAAGAAAAGACTTAAACTTTCCAACTCAAATAGAATATAAAGCTGAAAGATACTCACTACACGCAACTTACATTGCAGCAACGAAAAACCAAGAGTCAAATATAAAGAATAGAGCTAAAGCTCTCAACATTCCTTTTGGCGTTAAGTTGGGCTAACTTGAATATAGAAGTGTTTTGTGATGGAGCTTCAAGGGGGCAGGGGCAAAAGCGTTTTGGTGAAGCAGCGTGCGCTGTTGTAGTTTACAAAAATAAGAAAAAAGTAGTACAGTTTGCTAGAGGCCTTGGGGCAAGAACAAATAATGAAGCCGAATATGAGGCAGTAATAACTTCGCTACTGATCTGTACAATGTCTGATTTTGTTGACCCAATTATTTACACGGACTCTGCAGTGGTGGCAAATCACGTTAACCAAAAGTGGATCTGCAAACACCCTTCTTTAGTACCACTGCTAATGACTATAGAAGAAATTAAATCAGAATATAGATTTAGATTAATTCAAGTACCAAGAGCAGGTGTTGCAGAAGCAGATAATTTGGCTAATCAGTTTTTAAATAATTTAGAAGCAAGAAAAGAAAACATCTGAACCAAGTGCTATACTGTACGCTATGAATAATTCAAAAAGCAATCATCCAATTATTATTGGGCTAGCTGGTAAAGCTGGATCTGGGAAAACCAGCGTTGCAGAACAACTAGTTCCAAAAGGCTCGATAGAAACGATAAGAGATAATACTAAGTGGGACCATATATTCTACGCTCTTCCTCTTTATGAGATGGCTTCAATAAGAAAAAATACAAAAGGTCAACGAGAGCAGTCAAGAAAACTTTTTGCGCTACATGATGTAATCTATGATGTCTATGGCGGCTCATCGCTAGGAAATGTTCCAGACTATGATAAGTTTGTCGATTTGGTTTATAACATTAATAAAATACCAATCGAACCAGAAGGCATCAAGCCGCGTACATTTCTGCAAAATGCAGGGGACATGTGTAGAGAATTTGATGCAAATTGTTTTTCTTCGTGGGCTATCAATAGAGCTAAAAAGATACACCGAGAGGCAATGAGATCATTTGAAGACCCAGAAGATAAAAGCGTTGTAGTATTAATATCAGATGTCAGATATTTAAATGAGGCTAGAGGAATTCTCGAGCAACCAAACGGATTTGTCATCTGCTTTGATGCTACACAAGAAACTTTAAATGAAAGATTGATGAAAAGAGACGGAAAAC